GAAAATATCATAACATGGACTGAGCTTTTAGAGTCAAAGCTCCTGGAAACGGACTGAGTGATGAAGTCACCGCCAACCCCATAATCATCTTTCGATAATATACGAGGAGTTGTGCGGCAGCATCACCAATCAGAGTTATCTCCGACACCGTTAGGAGTCGAATAAGTCCGATAACCAGTATAAGCATTGGCTGGGCGCGAAAAAGGAACGCAAGCAAACAAACCGACTTGAAAATCGTCGGCGGCTGCACGGGTAATGAAGAAAGTGGCTGCGTTAGCAGCATCTTGATTCGTAACCGCTAACCGATTATTGTATGCTAGCACACCATTTGCGCTAAAATTGTTGGAAGATTTGCCTGCAGTAGCATGGGTAAATGCGGCATTAAGACCTGAGATGAAAGGCAAGTTCACCTCGGTCCCGCTTTCATTTGGAAGACTAGTGTGAGTATAGCCACCGGGATAGCAATGTGCACTTGACCCAGAGATGAGTCTAACTTTAATGTCTGAATTGTTGCCGGGATCCATACTAGGGTATTGGAACGCTAGTTTAGCCGTAGTTGAATCCGTCACGAAACTAAGGCGAATGCCACCCTTCCAAGTGGCAAACAAAGCCATAATGTTTGAGAAAATGTCTTGTGTCAACATCGAGTTATCCAAAGTAAAACCAGAAGAATAATTCTCGCGTTCCGCGTGCACTTGCCATGGATTAATGATAGCCCAATTGACAGTGGACGCGTTTGTTGCTGGGTTTGCGGCAATGGAGAGCTGCGGGCTCCAGGGAGTATGCGTTTTAAGCATCGTACGGAAGGAGCGGATAACCTCCGAGCTGCCGTAGGAGGCTTCCGTTTGATCATTAGCAGAGCAACCGAAATCTTGCGGTCCTTGTGTGATTGTGGGCCATGGAGATGTAGACTGCCCAGATGTATACGTCGGTGCGGTGGTTGGATACCTCATCCCTGCGACCTGAATGTTCTTCCCCCCGAGATAAACGTTCACTGTGATGGTAGTGGGTACAGTGCCTCCGGCAACAAGGGGATTAATACAGATGACACTAAACTCTCCCAGGGTAGAAGGTATGATCCCCCCACCCCAAGTGACTCCATCAGTTTGAAGCATTTTGAAGTTACTAATCCAAGGAAGTTCGAACTCGCAATCCACACCATCCCGTATGTCACAGATATAGCGATACAAACCATCAGCTGCGGCAGCATTTGCGGCACCAGTAGATGCGAGAGTGTTGGGGGTGAAGACTGCCATATACCTCCCAGCGTGGAACTTAGTCCCAGCGAATTGTAAGTGGATTGTAGCGTTGTATCGAGCAAGTGAAGCAAGTGAAAGGATATAGCCGAGGGTGGTGTAGCTAGTACCAGTATTATTATTATTAACCTGAGTAGACCCATAATTTGTGGGAGTAAGGTTGAGACGGTAGACGCGAGCGTCCGCAGAATCGCTCGTGGAGATGGTAAAACTACCGAGGTAAGTAGGCTTGGAACATAAATAATCAAACGAAAGAGGGTCAAGATTATCATGAAACATCGTTTGCTCCGTTGAAACATAGGAATCTCTGAACGCCGACAGATTTTGGTACATTTTGAAATGGTCAGAATTGGCCATTGTGTGTCGAGCGACAAGTGCCATTGGTCTAACAGCTTCTTGGACAGGAGGAGCGCTAAAACCCCAGATACTAGCAATCCCAGCCAATGTGTCAGCTGCAAAGGAAGCGATCCCGGTGAATTCCGATATAACGGGGATGCCCAACTTTCCAAGTTTCCCAGCAGTGTCGCTAAGTTTCCCAAGAGTAGTAGACACCACGCCGGATTTTCCCTTCTCGCGTTCGTTCGCCATCTTTCCAGATGAGCCTGCCGGTCCCTGAGTCGTGACGCTCGAAAGCGCGGAAATTGACCCATGGCCGATTTGAAGGGAGGCATCGGACATGGGCGGCCGAAAGGGACGATCCCCTTCGGTATAGAGTCCGCGCATAATTATAGTCCTGACGCCGGTTTTCTCATCTTTCTTATAAACGTAGCATATAGGTGGACGCACAATAAGTTCGAGCTTAGGTAATTCTAACTGGGATATCAATGCGTTGGGTTCAGGCAAGTCCAGGCCTTTTAGGTCTTGGTTGACCACAAAGGCCATATCATCCCCATACCTGACACGCATGGCTTTTAGATGTTTAAAGGAGGCTTTATAGTACTGTAATCCTGAGAGCCTATTAATCTCTCGTTCAAAAAGAACATATTCAACACACATTCTCATATAGAGCTCAACATTCGATATAGTAGGAAGGACATCAAATGAACTCTGCCCTGTGAGCTCATAGAAATTTGGGAAATGGGAACGCATAATTTTTGCAACACCATGATAACCGATGTCAGTTAGCTCTGAATAATCCGAAGAGCTAAGGTTACATATACGCCTAAAGTTGCGTTCCCGTTGCATAGCTGTACCAGCTTCAACACCTTGCATAGCGGCAGCAGCCCCTAAGGGTTCGAAATCGATGAGGGAGATATAAATTGAATAATCGATTGTGTTAGGCTGGCCCGCAGCGACCGTCAAAGGCGTGATCTCGTACAAAGCATAATTACAAACGTCATCGCTATATCCATCTGCAGGAAGACTGAGAGTAGCTCCAGCCAACCAACGGTTTTGAGTAAAAGTATAGACATTGGTGTATGGATGCTGCAAAACCAATCGCGTCTGTCCAGCGCCATAATTCAAGGTCCCGGCAATCATGGCAGAAGTTAATTGTACGATATTTAGCGTCGAGGTTTTATAAAGAAGATTCTGTGGGATCAACGAGGCGCCTAAAACGCCACATTGGTAGGGCATTGCATTTACGACTAAAGTGAACTGAACCGCGGCTCTCCACCCGTACAATGCTGCAATTCGCTGTATCACCCTATTGGTGTTCATAAATGTTGAAGGAAGCGGGCCACTTGAGAGGATGTGTCCGACCGCGTCACCTGCTGTGACAGTGCCAGAACTCAACAGATGTGGCCGGGCCATGTATTCTGTAAGAGTATTATCAATCATTTGGACGGAAGTGACAGGTCGCAAAGTCCTCTCACGTGCCGTTGTAGTGACATCTCCAGCATCTTCGAACAAAATCATACTTGGTTGGCCAGGTGCCGTATCCTCTGGTGCAGAGAGTGGATCGGCAATAACCTCGCCACCAAGTGGCGTGTCACCTTGGGTCTCAACGTCATCACCAAAGAAATCAATTTTTCCGAAAGGCCGTATGCGGGGGTTAGGGATGATAGCTTCGGCCACTTCATTTGGATCAGTGTCGAAATCGACACAGCGTATATAACCGAGAGTTGCCAATACTACATCTCTGTCACGAACGAAGAAGTGATTGAAGCTAGTAGTGCTAATCCTTTTCTCCATTTTCTTGATTTGCTCATCATAAACATCTTGCGAATGTAATGAGAGTTCCCGCTCGAACAGATCGAGAGCCTTGGCTAAATAGACGGCATCACTTTCTTTAGTCTTGGTCCACTCAACAGCCTTCCACATTGAAGGCAGTTCCAAGGGCATCATCCAACAGAGATAGTCTTCATCATAACGAAGATTTCTCTTCAAGAAAGACAAACCCTCAGCTGTCGTGCGCTCCGTAGAAGGCATCAACTCACTCTTGTCGGCATTCGTCAACGTTAGCCCTAATTCTAGGAAATATGTCTTAAGATCGAACATCGAAAGCTTCTCGGCGACCTTGTCAGTCAAAGCATGGGCGTTATCATCGCCCATGACAGCCAGGACGGCATCGAGGAAGTCCTTCTCAGATAGGCCGGCTCGGGCAAAAGAATACGCATAAGCAAAAAGAACACAAACTGAATTCCATAAAAGAGTTAATGGCATTCCACTACTAAGATTTTGCGGCCAAATATATTTCATATCGCCCACGACGTGAGTTGAGCCAATGCAGAGTTTGACCAATGCCCAAGCGACTTCATCGTTTTTGAAGCACTTGAAGATGGTGAAAACTGCTTCCATAAGGCGCTTGTTTTGAGAAGTGTCGAAACCAGCTATGTCACCAGCACCACACTTAAGTGCCTCAAACATGCGTCCCATGACGTCTCCATAAGTCACTGGGTCGAATCCTGCATAGATGCCAACATTCATCCCAAGCTTTTGAAGTTGTGCCATCAATCCACCATATTTCATTCTAACAGCAATTGTATAATGCAAGGGGGAAGAGCTGATTAATCTAGTCTTACCAGCATCAACTTTTTCATGCTTTCTCGTTTCATCTTTTAAGAAGTCAAGAAAGGCAACCTCAACTGCATTTGGATCAGCAATAAGATCTTCCACGGCTTGTCTAAGTTTGGGGTGTATGAAGCGAGTCTCAGGATCAACAAGATCCTTACGCTGCTTAAAGTCATAGACCCAAGGGTATCCAACGCCACCATCAGGCTTAATTGGATCAAGCATGCCGGGAACGCCGAATGTCGCTTGCTCGATTGTAAGATCTTCAAAGCGTTTGAGCACGCGAGTTAATCGATTCTTAGTCCACATGATTGCTTTGGCGAAACAACGATCATCCGGATAGGTCTCATCGTCACGAAGATACTGAGCAATTGCAGTATGTAGCGGATCATACACCGTACCTTCCACAGTGAATGAGCCCATCTGCGATGGGCGTACCTGAGAGTCAATAGCCCACAGCAACGTCTTGCGAATTTTGGTCTTCACATTACGGTTGAGTGGTTTCTCAAGCTTACCGACATATGTAGGAGGTTTCCAATCGCGCTTAACAAGTTCGCGCTCTTTAGACGCAAACAGCGCTCTTGGGAGACCTTGTGTCACTGTCTGTATAGGGACGAGTTTGCGTAACATCTCCTGCGTGATCGTGGTCCCAATGCCAGCTGTGGTCGTTGTGCTCGCAGCCAAATGAAAACCAAGCAATTTCCTTGATTGATGGGCATTGTCTTGGCTTATAAGGATGCTCCCACAATCCCCATTATATGTAAGGCAACCGTAAATAATTGTACGGTCAATAGTTCTCTTAGAACGGTTACCTTTTAAATCGAAGGAATCAACTTGGAAGGGAGCATCGATCATCATGGAATAACTAGCCGAGTGAGCAACCATATCAATGGGATCATACAAAACCAATTCCGAACTCGGCCATACTTTAACATCCTTGATGTCTGATTCGTTTTTAAAGAATTTGATCATGTCACGTCCACAAGGAAGTTTCGGATTGTAGAAAACTGCAATTTCCCCATCTGATTTCCAAACCATATCGCCATCATCCCAATCAAGGTTATATGCTACATCCATGGCGGAAATAAATTGGACTGGTTCTTGCGCTTCCTTAGCACGGATTCGCGCCCCTTGTATTATATGAACTGGCACTAAAAGGCAGTGATTGCCCAACAAGAGAGCAGATCCGCAATCCACACCTCCAGCAGAAACTATAAAGGTTGCATTCTTAACCAGGCGTAACATTGTGCGGGTTGGATCCTTGCCAGACTGGGTACTAACGTCAAGCATCTTAGTCCTTGGCCTGGACCCGATATAAACGCCTTTGGTAGAATTCCTTGTTGAGTTATTGCTGCCAGCAGTTTTTTGTTGATCATACTGAGTTTTAGTCGATGTACCACTAAATCCCCTAAAGAGGGCGTAGACACCAGCACCTGCAGTTATAATCGCAGCAACGGCAGCGATGGCTTTACGCCATTCACGTACTTTAGTAAGCACGATAGTTGATGGTGTTGTGGGAGATAGCTTATCAGGTAAGATTGCCTCCGCATACGCTCGAAGAGCTCGTTGCTGGAGATCGCCCTTGCCTCTATTAAGCGTCTTTTGATACTTCTTCTCATCGTAGGGCAGTGTCACATTGATGAGTCCAACTAACTCCTTTGGTGTCGCAATGATCTCAAATTTCTCGTCCTCACCACCCTGAGCAATGACATCGATGCGTTTCAAATCAAAACGATCAATACTGGATGGTAGGGCATTGGATTTGGCCAAAAATTTGGCATATTGGGAGAACAGATTACTCTCCATACCACGTTGGCGCAGCAAATCTTGAACCACCCCACCAAATGTGAGTGTATCACCCGAGATTGTTTTGTATTGGTCTTGGTAGGTAAAGGTTTTAAATGCCCAATTGTCCTCATGAAAAACACCAGGATTGCTGAGAGTCACCTCAAGACACAATTTCAACCTACGTGTTATGGCACCAGGGGCATGCACGACATCCCTAAAGAAAGTCGGGTTATTACCAGTGATGATAACCAAAACTGGTTCAGCGATCTCATTGTGGTCCTTGTCATGCAAAGAGGCTTGAGGGACGCGAAAAGGGGCAGTGTTGATCAAACTAATCAAGCAAGCATTTTCCCTCACTTTCGTCGCAGCATCATTCATCTGTCCAACATCGTCAATAAAGATGATCGGTTGTTTTTTGAAACCATCCCAATGATCTTGTGCAAAATTTGGCGTATAGACATAGTTCGAATAGTTGGCTTCAAAGTCTCGAAACTGTATATTCGATTTAGTGTATGATCTCATGAACTGGAAAGCCAACGCGGTAACGGCAGAACTCTTGCCAGTTCCCGGCTTACCGGTCATAAAGACGACCGATGGAGCCACGCGCAATGCAGAGGTGCTTTCAGCCTTAGAGCCGAGGATGTTCATGTAACTTTTGAGTACTGGTAACCAATATCGTATAGTGGTGGAATCTCCTCCTTTTTCAAGTTTCTTCGTAAGAAGGAGAGCTTGTAACTCATGATGAACGTAAGATACAACAGCGAAGCGTTGGTCGACGACCCGCTTTCCAGGCATGGCAATCTCTTCCTCAATGAGGGACAAAGGTGCTGTCTCCCATGCATCACGCGCCGCAAGGGTCGCAAGGAACGAGATGTAGGTTGCATAATCTTTAAGTTTGTCCGAGAGAAGATAACTAAGAGTCCATCTCTCATCAAGAAAAAAATGAGTGTGCAATGTGTCAAGAATCCACTGCACAAGTTTCATACAAGAGTCAGCAAGTTTCTCGGAAGAGTCAACGGCTCGCGATGCCATATTGATACGGTTGAGAAAAGCAGCTTCAGTGATACCGATATCATCGACACCAAGAATGCGGTGGATATGAGCCCAAATGGATTTAACATCTTCGAGCGGTTCAGCTATTCCCTGCGTTGAAATCTCAAGAGAATCTAAAGATTCCATCATAATCGCAGCGGCTGCATTAGCTTCCTCAACCTTGGGTATTTCAGCATTCAAGGCTGCCACAATTTTGTCGCCCGCAGCATTAGCAAGCAACACATCTTTTTGGTTAATTTTACTGGACTTTTGTTGGAAAACACGACGAGCGTACAAAATAGCAAGCACGATAGAAGCGGCAGTACAGAGGGCTGTAACTGAAATCATGACCATGCGGGCTGTATAAGCAGTTTTATCAATATTATCTGCCATATTTTCAATTCGTTCGAGCCCCTCATGTATTTTGGAGATGGTCTCTTGCATAATGGTCCCACTAAAGAAGTAGTCACTGATATTCTCAATGACTCCTTGAGTAATATAAGGGATCTTTTCGTTAACCATGTTTTTATATTTTTCGATTTCACATTCAAGATCACAAAAGAACAAATCGTCAGGGGAATCGTCTTTTGGCAAAAAGGGGTCCTCAAGAGCGTCACTAAAGCGATTTTCTTCAATGTACTCGGCAAGGAAGCATGGTAAACATGTATAACCTTGACGTAACATGAGGCGGAAGTCGTCCAAAGACGCAGGAAAAATATCATTTGCAATCAAAGCCAGATTAACATGCTCACGAAACTTTAAAAAGACCATCATGGCATGTTGTAAGTCGTAAGTGACGGTGTCAAGGTAAGAGATCTCACGCGAGATTTCAAGTTGAAGCGTAGGACCATGATAAGAATTGACCTCCTGCACATAGCGATGTAAAGCTGCGTCCAAAGTTTCACGAAAAGCTTCATCAAGCGAGATTGAAATCGTTTTAATTACTTGCATGCGATCAATGCGGTGCCAAAAATCGTCAGGTTGTTCAGAAGAGAAGTTTGGAGCTACACGGGTATTCAACCCGGACGTGTATTTCGAGTGTTGTGTCATCATTGGTGGGGCTGATTTCTACCAGGAATACCAAGGGTTAGATTTCTGGAGTCCCAAGGTCCCATAGTCAATAAATTTTCCCGTGTGATATTGACATCACAACTACGTACGCCTATGGATCGGGGCACGTGGGGTCCTGAAGGATGCTGGGTTACGCCAACACCTAAAATAACATCAGGATATAGGTTAATTGGACTGGAAGTCCAGGTTATAACCAACGTTGGAAACAAAGATTGTTTTCGACTCATTAGGTGCTAATAGTACAGTACTTCGTATGGATCTATTAGTTTTCTCCAAACAATCAAATGTTCAAGAGGAACAGTTATACCGTTTATAGTAAATTATTCTGTCACGGTTCCAGCGTGAGATGAAGAATTGAGAAACAAACGGAAATAATTGATTCAAATATTTTTGTAATTTATATTTTAAATTGTTTTATGATTTTATAAGTTTTATCTTAATCCATGTTATGATTTGGATT